TTGATCGCAGACTCTGGAAGATACCGTTCACCCGTGTCAGAAGAGCGTTTGCCACTTTTAGTCCTCCACTTTTGCGCGGTCCAATCCTTTAGAGACTGCTGCGGGTTTTTCACTTGTACCCACCCCCACGGGCTTTGTACTGCTTGGCCAGCAACTGTGCCTTCCTCGCGCTCCACTGACCTGCCGCTGTGCCCTGCACCGCCCGAGACTTGATCGACTCAAACAGTGATTTGCGCATACCGGGCTTGGTATAAACGCCAGCTTGATTGACTTTGGATTTGGTCTTGCCGCCCTCGGCGTATTCGTCAAAGTCGGTGTCGTCCCTACGGGCCTTGCGTTTGGCTCCGGGCATCTTGGATGGGTTTATGTCCCCCATCCCACGGCTGGCCATCATGATCAGCCACCCATCGAAATCATCTTGCCTTTGGTATGCCCTTTGGAGATGCAACCATCAGCGCGAGTAACGCCGCCGCCAGCCTTTTTGACCGGGGGAGGAGGGGGAGGTGTGGTGCTAGTCAGCGACTTGTTGTACGCATCTTCCAGCTTCGGGGCCATTTGGCGGTCCTTCTCCTCCTGAATCATCTGTTGCTCAGAAGGGGTCAGGGTCTGTTTGGGCTTCTTGGCTTTGTCAGACATGGTTCACCTCAATACATCTTGCACTTGGTTTTGCCTTTGGAAGCGATTCCATCGGCGCGTTTGGAAGCGGAGGACATCCCACCGGAGGCCATCTTTTTGGGCTTGGCTTTGATTGCGCCACCTTTGGCCCGCAGAGCAGCGGTTCGCTGTGCTCCACTTCTGCCATAGTACGGATTGTCCAGACCCACAGCAGGGGGCTCTACTCGCCGCGCTTCACGCCGACGCTCAGCTTCTGCCTCTCGCAACGCTTGTGCCGCTGCCTCTTCCTCCGCCTGCCTACGCCGTACAGCGGCTAGTACCGCCTTGTCTTTCTCGCGCATCTGCTGCACGATATTACGGGCACTACCCTGCTGAGTCGGAGGCTGCGCAGCACTCTCTGCTGCTTGTTGCTGACGGTATGCTGCCCTAGCCTCAGAACTCGCATAGATACTGGGAGCGCCGGGGGCCGGACCTATAGGTGTGCCAAGCGTAGTTTGAGTGAGTTGCTGCCGCAAGGACATTGGAGGGGCAGCGGCGGGAGCGGCGGGAGCGGCGGGAGCAGCACGAGTACGTCCGGCTGAAGGGAAATCAGCGTCAGGAGATGCAAGCCTTTGAGAAGCAACGCGACCAGAACCCTGAGCACGAACAGGAGCGGCAGCAGGAACAACCCTGTCGGCGTACATATCGTCATACCCACGAAGCGCAGCACGATCCGCTGCACCCATAGCAACTCGTTCACCCTCAGAAATATTTGCGCCTTCTCGCTCAGCGGCTTGTCTTTGAGCGTCCGTAACACCAACATCCCGCTCAAACGCATCAGGATCGTACCGTACCGAGGGGGCTGAACTAACTACAGGGGCAGCACCACTCACATTCCGATCTTCAACCGGAGCCAGTGTGCCATCCTTGCGAGTACGCCCCGGGCCAAAGAAGGTATATCCCAACGCGCCCAGAGCGGCAAGGCCAGCTAAATCACGAGAGCGTGAACGTCGAGCCATATTAGCCTCCTATCAGCAGTAGCCGCCTTTTTTCATGCCCAGAGGTTTGCTGCCGGACATGTGGACTTGCTTGGCCTTAGTATGACCCTTGGACTGCACTGAGTGCTCACCATGAGGCTTGGTGCCCCCGGCTTTGACTGCGCCCATCTTGGCTTTGGTGATGCCACCGTTAGCCATCTTCTTCATACCGGCTTCTTTCATCTCATGCTTAATCATGGACTTGGGAGCGCCTTTCTTTTTCATGAAAGACACTTCTTTCTTCATCATCTCTTTGGACTCTTTCATATCACCACCTCGTGAAAAAAGCGCGGACTTGCCGTGCTGGGTTTCGGACCGGTTAATTTTTTGAAGATCAGCGCGAGTCTTTAAGCCTTTGCCAAACTTCATCCCTTTGTCGGCTTTCATGAACTCAGCACCGACAGACTGAGGAATACCCGTCTTCTTTGCAAAGGCAGGGTTGTTTGCAACCGCTGCCATCAAGTTGTGTTGAGATTTACTCTTGCTTGGCATCTTCGGCTTTCTTGCGTCGGATGAGTTCAACAAAGGGTTTACCTGTCACCATCTCAGCAATACGCATGAGAGTCCAGACCGCGCCGATCAAGCCGAACACCGGTGTCAAGATTTGCAAAAACGCACCTATGGCCGCTATGGCAGAAGCAAAATCCAGCGCGTTCTTGGCTGTTTCGTGATTGCTACTCATGTCAGCAGTTCCATGCTCTCAGGCTTTTGTTGATACGAGAGTTCGGGTCTTTCTTGGCTTTCTCGCCGGTCAGCTTCTTCTTCATGCCCTCCATTCGGGCACAAAAAGAGTCGCGCCTGCTGCCGCCCTCTGGCTGCGGAGGCTTCAAACCGGGCTTGCCCGGGTTGGCCTTGTTGTAGGAGGCACGCCCCTTGGCGTTGAGTCCGCCTTTGGGGTTCTTGCCTTCCTTGCGCGTCCATGCTGGGGTCTTAGCCATAGAAGATCGTCACGCCGGTTTGGTTAGTCATCTGGCAATAGACACCGTTGTCAGCCAACATGCCTTCGCCCGGAATGAGCAGAGTAGTTACATCCGATGCCGTGTTGGTATCGAACGAAGCCATCCACTTGGTGCCTTGAGTCCCAGCAGTGCTAGTGCTGACGGTGCCACTGTTGATGTCCGTAACCGTGTAGGTATTGGCGTTCACCACAGTCACCACGTAGTTGCCGTTTGTACCAGCGCGACCAGAGCCGTCCAAGCCAAACGTAAGGCCAATCACTTGACCCGTCGTCAAGCCGTGCGATGCCAGCGTAACAGTCACCGTGGTCCCGGAACGGCCATACGTCATGGCAACAGGCGCAGTAACAGCATCCCAGATGTTTACCGTACCCGCCGTGGCCGTACCCATACCGATAATCCCCTTAACGCGAGTGCGGTAGGGGACCATCATGCCGCTCACATTTAAGTGAGCTGACTTAACGTCATATTGCATGGCCATGTCGGCCTCCTATTAAGCCGTACGAGTGAACGTGTAGGCAGTTGCGCTAGAGAACATGAGGGTGAACCGGGCGACCCCAGTAGCACCAGATGCAATCGTCAGGTCACCGAAGTTTGCGGTGCTGCCATCTACGCCTGCGCTGGACAGGACTGCGTTGGTGTTTGCAGCCACCGTAACGGTCGATGCGCCAGCACTGTTGTCAATGAACAGGTCCAGCACAGTGCCACGAGATGCGCCCAAGAAATTACCAAGAGCCGTGCCGGTGGGCAGCGTAATGGTCGTGGGCGCAGCCGAAGTGGAGGTGATGTATCCGTCAGCAACTTGGGCAGCGGTAGCGGTGCCCGTGGTGTTGACTGCGTTGAGGGAGGTGGGTTGGTGGCCTTGGATGAAGCCGTTTTGAGATACGACCGGGCCGTTGAACGTAGTACGTGCCATGATTCCTCACATGCGAGTTAAATGTGGGCGCTCTGTCTGCATGTCGTCAGCCGGGACTGTCAGAAACGCCGGGAACCCCGGAATATTGGGTTTGTATCATGGCTTGGGTGGGAATGCAAGGGCCTGATCGTCTGGAGGCAAAGAATTTGATTTCTGGAGGTTTTCAGCCTGTGTCATTACCCGTAAATTCCACGGCACATGCAGTCCGCAAACGACTGGGCTGATCAGGGGGTATACGTGGTCAACAACGTACCTTTCGGCAGAAATTTTTGTCAAACGCATGGCGGCAAGATATGTTTTTCGCATGGCCAGCTTTTGCTCTGCGGTGACCCATTTGGGTGTAGCCTCCCGGTGACGGCGCTTGCGCACACTGGTTAAAGCCTTGTAGAGGTCTGGATTGGCCTCTTTGTATTTTTTCTTGTACTTGGTGACTTCCGCCACCGGGCGGGCATTTGCCCGGGCTTTGACCGCCTCCCGGTTCTTCTCGTAGTACCTGCGACCGGCGGCTTTGGCAGCTTCAGATTTTGGCTTGGCTTTTCGTTTTTCGTTGTCAATCGCCCAATCCTCTTTTATGCACTCGACACACGCACCTTTTGTTTTGCGTAGAGCAATGTGCCCTCGGGTGCAAGGCTGTCCAGTGAAGTAGTGGGTAGCGCCCGTGGCTTTGGCTTCTGCGCGGGTTTTGGGGTAGTCCATTTGCTTCTCCGTTATACGATACGAGCAATTCTACACCAACCGCACAAAAAAGAAAGGGGGGCCGAAGCCCCCCTCTGTAACCCGCATGGTTACTGGGTTTTCATCAGGTCGAGCCTGACGAGCCCCACATGCCCAACGGATCGCTCCATCCAAAGGAGTACCTCTCACGAGCTTTGTAGCGAACATTCCCTGTATCAAAATCCCCGTCCATTGAGTTCTGCAACGGAGTCCGCACGAAGTGCTTCATGCCGTTGGGAACATCAGTGGTCAGGAACCAAGCGTTCGGGTCAGTCAGGAAGTGGTTGACCGTGTAACCCTCAGGGATTGCACCCATCTGCTTGATAGCGTTGATATCGTTATCAGCAGTTGCAACCCGCAGTTCGGTGTCAAGCAGGCGCTTGGCGGTGAACATCAGGGCCGGGGGAACAATCATCTTCTTGGGTTTGGCAGCGATCAGCAGCCCACGCTCATCGGTCCAAGCAGCGATCTGAATAACGGCGGCTTCCAGAGAAGTCTCGTTCAGGTCCACTTGGGTGCCGGGAGTGTTGGAGTTGACTCCACCAGAGACCAGCGGGTGGTTTGCATTGAACAGCGACACGCCATCACCACCGGGGTAGGTGTTGGAGAAGCCATTGTTCAGCACAGCCGCAGCCTTGACCTGCTTGGTGTAGGCCATAGCACGGGCCAGAGCCTTGGTGTAACGAGCAGACAGGCTGTCGTACAGGTTATCCTCAATCGCCTCTTCAGTGATCGAGAAACCCAAAGCAATGGTTTCGTGCGTATAGCGGGTGCTCCAAGCCTCTTGCGCGTTATCGTAGGCAATCGCGCTGCCCTCGTTCTTCACCGGAGCGGCGGAGAATCCAGACAGTTTGGTTTCCTCTTCAAACGAACGCTCGGAAGTCTCGGTCTCGTAGATTTCCTTGTGCTCTTCGCCGTAACGAGCGTACTCCATGCCGAACAAAGCGTTCAGGCCGGGGAGCAACTCTTTCAGCAGTTGTGCGCGTGAAATAGCCATTTTGAGTTACTCCTTATTAGACGCCAACGGGGTTGAGATACTGATGCCCGCCAGTCACTGCGCTGGTAGTAACAGTGGTAAAGGTGCCCGGAGTCGGCTCGGTGGTGGTCGAGGTAGAGACCACGTAAGGAGCGTTCCACTTGCAAATCACTTCCACGAAATCACCAGACGAATTGGCGGTATCAGGGACCACATCAATGATGCGGATGGGCAGCGAAGCAGTACCAGTACTGCCGGTGGTGTAAACACCGATACGGCTGTCACCAGTCGAAGTCAAACCGGCGTTTTGCACCAGTTCAGCGTTCGTGCCGATAACGCTACGGCCCAGATAGGCCGGAACAAGGCCGTTGCCACCTTCAGTTGCACCAGAGACCAGAACTGCCTTGAACAGCAGGTCCGGGTCATCCTGCACATATGCAGTGATGTAAGTGCCAGTCGGCGCTGCATACCCGGTGGGGTAATACTGCGCGAAGATGACTTGTCCTTGCGCGTTAACGTAAGAACAGCCCTGGAAGACACCTAGAGGCGTGGCGGTTGCCTGCCCGGTATCTTTTTCAATGTAGCCCGTCGAAACAAGCTTCACCACATCTCCATAAAAGATGTTACCAGCGAACCCGGCGGGGTCGATTTGGTATTGGCGAGTTTGTCCGGCGAACACCTGACCACCGATCAGATTGATCGGCTTCAAGCCATACGGCTTGTCAATGGTGGGATAAGCCATTAAAGACTCCTAAGATTTAAGAACCAGAACCGAAAGTGACCTTGGAGCTTCGTTCAGAGAATTTCTGCATCCGATGGTCATTTTCACGAAGGAAACTGTTGTCCACCGAGTCAATCTGAGCCTTGTTTTGCATCTCGTAGTGTTTCATACGCTGCTCCAAAAACTCAGTTGGAATGCGGCAGAGCAACAGACCACCGACCTCAATACCACCTTTAAAGCGGCCTTCGGTAGCGGCGTGCATCATGAGCTCAGGATATTCCTCTGCTTTGCAGGGTTCGTACCCTTCGCGCAACTTACTAGAGATGTTGCTGGGGTCAGCGGTACCCAAAGTGCTAATCCGGATATACCGGTGTCTCCAACCCGGACGGTCGTCTGGTTGCGGCAGGATTTCCGGGGCACGCCACGCCTGAGGGCGAGAAGTAGCCGCACGAGATTCCATCGCACGAGAGAGACGGTTCTGACGAGCTGGGCTCACTGTTTGATCTTGCTGTTCCATCATTAACCTCTATTAAGTAAAGCAACCTGTTTTGCGTATTCTTCCAAAGGTACCCCAAGACGACGAGCTATGTTCGCTTCGGACCCCTTCAGTTTCACACGACTGGGCGATGAGCTGCGAGAGGCCGGAGCCACAACCGCAGCAGGTTTTGAAGCACGGCGCGGAGGTTCATCATCTTCCTCCTGTACCGGGGCTGACCTCTTTCGTGGAGGCGGGTCATCTTCCTCTTGGCTCTGAGATTCAAAGAACTCAGGAAATCTTTTCTTCATGGTGCGGTCAATTGTCTGGAAATACTCTTCCGTACCAACATAATCAGCACCATACTCTCGCTGCAACTTCTTGTCAATACCCATTGCAGCCATTGTCATTTCATCATCAGCTCCAAACCAATCGCTATTGGCTTCAAGCCATTTACGGGTGCGGGGACTGACCTTGGGAGCGGCGGGTTCTGCCTTTGCAGGTTTGAACTCTTTGTCATCCTCAAGCTCAATGGGTTTGAGGGTTTCGGCCTTGTCCAGCTTAACTGTGGCTTTGGCAATCGCCTCTTGCGCCGCAACAATCGCGTCAGCATCCCCAGCCTCATAGGCTTTGCGGTAGCGGTCTTTTGCCGCGTCCAATTCAACCTGAGCTGCGCCTTTTGAAGTCTCAATGTACGCCTTACTGCCAGTGGACAACTGCTCTTTCAGGCGCTTGTTTTCTTCATAGACCTGTTTAGCAAATTGCTCAGCAGCTTCGCGCTCGCGCAGGGCCTCCTCTTTGGCACGGCGTTCGTCGTGGTATCCACGGGTGAATTTTTTAAGCCGCGCCTGAACCTTTTCATCATAAGACGCCAGTTCGTCTTCAGTGGGGTCCTCCACTGGCTCCTTCATGGGCTTGCGGCCACGATCTTCCGGAGGGGTATCGTCCTCAATCTCGACCTTCAGCTCAGGCTCATCTTCCTTGAATTTAGCCCGATTCTTCTCTTCCTTCTCATCAGGAAATTCAAACTCTTCACCTTTGAATTGCGTTGCCATGTTTACTCCTTATGCAGCGCGGGCAATCCCACGCGGGTCTTCTACAACAGCCTCAACCGACTCATCATTGATGATGCGGAACTCGCGGCCATGAATCTTCAGGCGGGTGCCTGAATTGGGGCGGACAATCACAAAGTCACCTTGTTTGCAGCTCGGGCCGCTGGGGAACCTAGTTTGGTCTTTGTATGCGTCGGGTCCAAGCTTGACCACAAACAGCACAGGAGTAAGTACTTCCTCATAGTGCATGGTCTTCGAGTCTTTTATAAGGCCAACCTCACTATCCGCATACTCTTCCATTGCCTCCGGCACCACGCAAAGCAGGTGATACGTTTTGGGGTCAGGAAGCTGTTTGGCTTTTTGTTCTGAGGATTTATTAAGAATCCCCGATAAATCCACTGCCGCCGCATCAAAATCAATCATTCGTCATCCTTTGCACGAGGTCGTTTATCACATGATCTGCGTAGTTGAGACCCCGGATTACTCCGCAGATTTTTTTGTACTCGTCGTACGTATCAGCTCGGCTCGCAGCAAGAAAGGCCACTTGCTCCTGCCGGTATTTTTCAATTTCCTGCTGCACGAGCGAAAGCGCTCGGATGGCTTCAGTCATTAGGTTTTACTCCTCTCGGGTTGACGTTGTGGGCGGTTCATCTGTGCTCGCTCCTTGGCGATCTGCACACCAAGCTTGGCCCCTTCAAGCTCAATACTCTTATTGGTCTTCTCCCGCTGGGCAGCGGTGCTGGCAGCGACCTGCATGGCCGCGATTTCTTTCTGCGCCGCGATACGGGCCATCTCGATCTCAAGCTGATCAGCTTTGGCAGCGGCGTCCATCGTCTGCTTCTGTGCCTTGAGTTCAAGGTCTTTCATCTTGAGCTGGAGCTCCTGCATCTGCATCTGGACCACAGGGTCCTGCATCTGCTGCTGGGCTGCCGCCTGCTGGGCCTCCTGCTGATCACGCTGGAGCAACTGCTGAGACGCCTGAGCGGCCTTAATGGCAATCTGATCTGCCATCTCCGGAGGCACCTCTTTGTTGGCTTCCTCACCGGGCAGCACCATACCCATCGCCTCTTCAATCTGACGGCGGTACTCCATCGCAACGTGCTCATTGATATGCGCCATCGCAGCGGCATACATCTGCTGAGCCATCGGATTGCCCTGAATGATCTGCTGAATCTTCGGGTTCTGGATCGCAGCCATGTGGACCTGAATGTGCGCCTGATGATTCTGGTCAATGAACGCCTTAACCGGCTTGTTGGTCAGCAGGTTCTGGTTCTCTGTGATGGGGTCCATTGGCACCATGTCATCCTCGATAGGCACGAGCTTGGCCGCGTTCTTGACCCCCAACACCTCGATCATCTGCCTGTGGAGCAGCGGCAAGTTGTAGAGCTGCGGCGCTCCCTGAGCCAACTGGAAAATCGCCTGATACGTAACAATCTTCTGCGCCATCGTGGCAGCGTTGGGATCAGACACGGGGATCACGTCCACCATATCGTAGTCAGCCTTCTTGGCCCGCTTGGTGCCATCGACCGGCTCGTAGTCGTACTCATCAGGTGTGTAGTCAGCAATGATGACCTTGAGGAGCTTGAACTCCTGCTTCATCGAGAAGTGCATCCGCGCTTGAACAGCGCCCATCACCTTGAGCTGGCGCTCCAACAACGCCAACGTAGTACCCACCGGAGCCTGCGCACTCATGTCGCTCACGCTCATGTCACCGGCAGAAGCAAACTGCCTGCCTTCAGTGACGATCTGGTTGAACAGCGTGTAAAGAACCTGACTGGGCTCCTTGTACGGCAGGGGCAGAATGTTGTCGCGGATCGAGCCACTGGGCACATCCACATCCCTGAACTCACCCGGGGCAATCGGGGTATCGTCTCCCTTGACTCGCAGGCCGCGAGACTTCAAGCCACCGGGCAGATTAGACAGCGTACCAGCATCAACAAGCTGACGGATTAACATCGTTGCGCTCTTGGCGTACCCACCAATTAGGTGAATCAAGCCGTAGCCATAGAACCCAAAACCGGGGATGTACTGGTAGTGGACGAAGTGCTGGCGCTTGAGGTGCAGCTTGTCACCCTCGTACCAATTGCGCCGGATGGCCAGAATCTTGCCAGTACCTTTTTCTACCGTAACCACGTACGGCAGGGCAATGCCAGTGGGCTCGCCTTTCTTGTTCTTGTGCTCATACCCCGGCAGGTCAATGTTGACGTGCATCTCAAGGACACGGTACCGGTCGTCCTGAATGGCAGACATGCCAGTCTCTTCGGCCTTCTGCTTCTCGATGTCATCGAGCTGATGTGTTGGCGCTCCAAGGTCCACATCCAGATAAAACCCAGCCTCCATCAACTTGGTGATGTCGTTCTCGGTCTTACGCATCACGTGCGTGACGCGCTCAGCCTTCTCGATACTCGACGCACCGTAGGGCACCACAATATCTTCAGCCGGGATGAACATGGCCACCTGACGGCCAAGGCTCGGATCGTAATAGACCTTTTTGAACGCGCTGCCAGCAATCGGCAGGTTCCACAGCAGCTTCTCATGCTCCGGGCGGTACTCAACCATCATCTCAGTGAGCTGATAGTTCATGTCATTTCGTACCCGGACAGCCGCTTCTTCGACCTCAGGGGTCTCTTTCCCAATGATCGTGGTCTTGACCGGCCCTGCTGCGGGGAACGTCTCAGTGATCCCTTCGCTCTGGAACCTGACCACACTCTCAGTGAGCATGGGGTGAAACACACCACAGGCACCGTTCCACGGCTCGGTACGCTCCTCGTACTTCAGCCCCAATAGCTTGAGCCCCTCAACATAGGTCTGCATCCAGTCCTTGCGGTCCTGCACATCCTTGTCAAAGTCCTCAACCAACTGGCTGCCCAGCGAGTCAAGCTCGCTTGCGTCCATAAACTCCGCAAGGTTGGCATCAAACTCTTCGTCAGTATCCTCTTGGGGTACGAGATCAATCTCAATATCCCCGATGCCAATACGCACCTCTTCAGGGTCCTCGATCTCAATCTCGATGGGAGGGGCAGCCAGCATATCCTCCGTCATCCCAAGAGGTGCTGCGTACAAACCTTTTTCCATTGCCATGATGTGTCCTTAAATTATCTTTGTGATACGCGCACCTTCTGCTTTGAGCAGATTCGGTAACGCAACGGTTTCTTCGTTGTATAAATGCGGTAACACTAACCGCATACGCATCTTATGCAGCGTGGTTTTACGCAAAACCTGACGATATGAGTCCATCACAGGGTCATATTGCGCGTCGTCTGGGAGCTTTGTCAAGTCAACAAGACGGTCTTCAATTGCGGTTTTAGTGGCATAAGTTACGCCCCATTTGATGTCTTCGTGGGAAGCGAACTGTGGTGTTACGCGCCATACCAACTGCCCAGTCGGCAGTTTTGAGAACTCGTCGAAGAAGTGTTTGGCCAGCCGCGCTTCGGCTTCTTCTGCGCTGCCGCCTTCAATCGCACAAGCATACGTCTCATAGATATACCGTTTGGCCCCTTTTGGTGGCTCTGCCCATTCCATGTAGTGCTGGTTTGGGTACTTCGGGTCAGAGCGTAGCACCTTGAATGCTTGCGTAACGGTGCCATTGACCATGTTAAAGAACGGAGCCGCAGGCCCCGTTTGACAAGCAAACATCTTCTGTAGCTCAGCGGTCAGCGTAGCTGTGTTCCACACAACTGGGTTGGGTGCGGGGGCCAGGAGTTCTGCGCTGGCTAGTGAGGGGGCGGCCAGCGCCGCTAAGGCGGCCTGAATGAATGTGCGACGCTGCATCTACTTTCTCCTTACACTGTGTAATACCGCTCACGGCGGGGACTCTTAAACCACCGAATATCTTCAGGCTCGTCTGACGGTAGCCTTAAATACCCACCCTGCCTAAACCGCATGAGGGCCAAAGTTGTGGAGTCAACCAAGTCATCATGCTCACCCGAGGGAAACGCCGCGATTTCATCGACCAGCTCCTCAGCCCACCGGGTGCGAGGTGCCCACACTTTACCTGATGCAAATATATCTGCAACAGCATTGACGCGGCTTATCTTGTCCTGACCTCTACTGGGGGTGTACTCCTGCACAGGGATACCCATCGCCCGAAACTCCTGCACAAGCGGCGCACCTGCGGCTTTTTTCTCCACGAGGAACGCATCGGGCTCCCACTCGCGCCAATCCTCAAACGCTTTCTTCTTGAGCTCGGGAAACTCAAGCCGCTCCTTGTACGCATTGAGCAAAATAATGTTGGCGTTCCCCCGGTCCTCATCGCTGTAAAACACACCCCATGTCGTACACGCGGAGAAGTCGTTTATTTTCTTGATCTCATGCGCGGTATCCCACGCCTGAATGATGAACTCACACTGTGGAGGCCGATCCCCCTCCCACCAGCGCCACCACTCCCGTTTAATCAGGGCGTTCGTATCCGAGGTAGGCTGCTGCTGGTACTGCGCCATCCATTTACTGGTGGGCAACTCCTCCCGAAGCGCGAGCAGCTCCTTGAGACTCCAGAACTCTGGCCACAGCGGCTTGTCATCATCAAACAGAGCCGGAAACTCGATGACTTTCCACTCCTCACCGCCCCTCTGAGCAGCGGCCTTGATCACCTGAGCAGTCAAATCGCGCAGGGACCAGCGTGTCATCACAATAATGATCGCTCCACCGGGCTGCAGACGCTGACGCGGGCCTGATGTGTACCACTCATACACCTTGTCATACACCTCAGGGTTGTATGCCCCGATGGCAGCCTCCTGCTCCGAGTGCGGGTCGTCAATAATGAGCAAATCAGCGCCTTTACCGGTCACTGCACCGCCCACACCGATAGCAAAATAGTCGCCACCGAAGTTTGTGTTCCACCGTCCTGCTGCTGCCGAGTCAGTCTGCAGCCCCACATGCGGAAAAATGCGCTTGTACACCTGAGAATCGACCAGATTTCGCACTTTTCGGCCAAAACCCACCGCCAACTCCGCTGTATGGCTGGTCTGAATGACCTTTTTGTGCGGAAATTTCCCCAAAAACCACGCCGGGAGCAGGTATGAGGCAAATTCTGACTTGGTATGCCGGGGTGGCATGTTGATGATGAGGCGTTTGACCTCTCCATTGGCCACTTCCTCAAACGCTTGAGCCATTCTTTGGTGATGCCGACCCCCAATAAACGTCGGCCACGCCTCTTTTACGAAGCTCATGAACCTTTCCTGGGCCATATCCCGCACGGTGCGGGTGCGTAGCTCCTCCAAAATCTCTGCCACAGCCTCCTGCTCGTCCTTTGGGAACTTCTTGACCAGCCCAAGCAACTGATCTGGTGTGAGGACGCGCACTTTCTCCCGCACTGACGGGTTTTCAAAGAACTTTCTAAGTGAATCAGAGACTGGCTTCATCCCCACCCTCATCAAGCTCACCACCGACAAGCCCCAACTCCTCATCCACATTGATCACCTGCACCGCAGGAGCCATAGGCAGTGGGTCGTAGTCAATCGCCGGGGCCTCTTTCACATCCACATCAATGATGTCAGACAGGTATGAAGAGAGCTTACTGGCCAAATCCGCTTCAAGTTCTTCGGTTGTGCGGTGTGTGACATTGATGTCGATGCGCTCTGTGAAGGCACCCACATCTGAGAGCTTACCTAGCATCTCCAGAGCCTTGAGTTCAATCTTGGCGTTACCGCTGTTTGAGAGCTCAAGATATTTGAGCTTGATGTAATTGCGTAGCTGCTGTGCATTGCGGACCACATCAACGTCATACTCATTGAGTAACGCCGATAGGATCAGGGCTTTGGCAGGAGTGTTGATCGCCTCGGGTGGCGTAACCGGGCTGTCCATGAATACAGCCCTCGCATCTTTGCGGTCTTCTTCTGTGACCTCTATGTCGTCCAAACCATTGGAGCGCAAAAACTCTACGGTATTGAACGCAAGCACAGCACGCTCTCTGATGCTGGATATTTCCTCAGCCGACCAATCAAACGGTGGCGGCACATCCAACTCTGGCGTAACGAGGATCATTTCATCAGTCATAGCACCGCTGAATACGGGAATGCGCGAAATGTAACACAAGGAGGTTGGGACTCCAATAGGGGGTGTGTTTCTGGGAGGAAAAATAAAACAGGTCTTATAGAAAAATGAAGGGGGTACCCCCCATAAGATGTTTTAGTGTGTGGTTATTAGATGGCTTGTAGCTCGCGGTGTGTAGGTG